TTGTGCGCCTCGTGTCACAACGCGAAGAGTCAGACCGAACGCACATGAGCCCGAACACCGGCAACACGCGCAGATGCAAATACATCCACACCAGCCTCCTGTGCGCAGGGGAGGGGGGGGTGAATCTGCTGTAAGTGACGGTCGGGAAAGCGCGGAGGGGGTTCGGACGCGAAAAGTCGATTTCAAAAGATCGTGATTTCGAAAACATTTTTATAGGAGGCGCATGGGCGGCAAGGGGAGCGGCGGACGGCGCGTCGGGTCGGGGAAAAAGCTGAAATCCGACCTCGAACACGCGATCAGTGGCACGGCGAGCAAGAGCGGCGTCGTCCTGCAGCATCCGAGCTCGACGGCGATCGCGCCGATCGAGACCTTTGACCCGCCGACGACCCTGAGAGGGAACGCGCGGAAGGTGTGGCTCGAGCTCGCGCCGTCGGCGTTCGAGGCGCGCACGCTCACCCGGTCCACGGAGGTGCAATTCGTGATCTTGTGTCGAAACGTCGCGCTCGAGCGGCGGATGGCGAGCCGGAAGTGGGGGGCCGGCAACGCGAATCACCGCGGGATGATTCAGCGCGTCGACGCGGAGCTGACGAAGTTCTGCCTGTCGCCGTTCGGCAAGCCGCTGTACGCCGCCCAACCGGTGGTGACCGCGAATCCCCTCGATCGGTTCACGAAGGCGCGCGCGTGACGAAAAAGGCCGCCCTGGATCCGGTGACCCGCTACGCGACCGAGGTCGTTGCGCGTCGTATTGTCGCGGCGCGTCTGGTGCGCCTGGCGTGTCAGCGGCATCTGAACGATCTGCGTGACGCCGCGGCGAAGGGGCTCGTCTGGAAACACGCCGAGGCGCAGGACGCGATTGACTTCTTTCCGTCCTGCCTATGTTTGCCGGAAGAGACCGACGTCGACGAGGACGTCGAGGCCGCGGCCGACGTGATGCCGGATCAGGGGACGCCGTTCCGCCTCTCAGACTTCCAGCAATTTATCGTGGGGTCGCTGTTTGGCTGGTTTGAGATCCGCACGAGCCCGAAGACCGGCGTGCAGCGCGTCCAGCAGCGGTTTCGGATCTGCTATTTCGAGGGCGGGAAGGGCTGCGGGAAGACGCCGCTCGGCGCCGGGATCCTGATCTTCATGCTGGTGCGGCACGGCGTCCGCGGCGCGCAGCTCTTCTGCGCGGCCGTCACGAAGGACCAGGCCAAGCTCGCCTTCGCCGACTGCGTGAAGATGGTCGAGGCCTCGCCGGCGCTGCAGGCGCTCATCAAACACACCGGCAACAATCTCGCGGTCAAGACGACCGGATCGTTCATTCGCCCGATCTCGGCCGAGAAGCGCGGGCTCGACGGGAAACGCGTCCAGGGCGCAGTCGTCGACGAGCTCCATGAGCATCCGAGTGAGGTCGTCGTCGTCAAGCTGATCGCCGGCATCAAGGGGCGGCCGAACGCGTTGATCTTCATGCCCACGAACTCGGGCTTCGATCAGGAATCGGCGTGTTGGTACTACCACGAGTACTCGCGCGAGATCCTCGAAGGGACCGTCGCCAACGAGTCGTGGTTCGCGTTCGTCTGTCATCTCGACCCGTGCGCGCGCTGTGAGAAGGCGGGGAAGCGCCAACCGTCCCCGGACTGCCCGGACTGCGACAGCTGGAAAGTGGAAGGCCCGCACTGGCTGAAGGCCTGCCCGAACCTCGGCGTGTCGGTGTCCTGGCAGTATCAACGCGACCAGGTCCGCATGGGCCTGGATCTCCCCTCGCAGCGGAACTGGGTCCTGCGGCTGAATTTCTGTTTCTGGACGCAGCAGGCGACCGTCTGGATCACGGCGGAGGCCTGGGCGGCGTGCACCACGACAACGGCGCCGGACACGTTCCGTGCCTCGCTGCAGGGCCGCGAGTGCTTCCTCGGCATCGACCTGTCCGACAAGATTGACCTCTCGTCGGTCGTCGCCATCTTTCCGCGCGCCCTCACTCGCACGGAGGATGAGGCGGCCGTCGAGAGCCTGGCCGTTCGCGACGACACGCCAGCGGCCGCGGCCGTGCCGACGATCGACTACGCGATCGATGTGCTCCCGTTCTTCTGGATGCCGGAGAAGACGCTGTTTCGACGAGCCCAGGAAGACAAGATCCCCTATCCCGACTGGAAGCGCGACGGGTTCATCACGACCTGGCCCGGCAGTCTGATCGACCACGACGCGATCGCGGAGTTCATCATCGCGGAGCTGGCGGTCCGGTTCCGCATCCTCGGCATCGGCATCGACGACGCGGGCGCGAGCGGCGTGGTGGGGAAGCTGCAACGGCACTTCGGCCACGACGACAGCGTCCCCCCGGAACAGCGGTTCGTCTGGCCCGTCGCCCAGGGGTTCCGCAAACTGTCCGCGCCGTCGAAGTGGCTCGAGGCGCTGATCGTCAGTCGAAACCTCGCGCACGACGGCAACCCCTGCATGACCTGGTGCCTGGGCAACATGGGGAAAGAGGAAAACACCTGGCTGGAAATCCGGCCGGTGAAGCTCGCCCAACGCAAGCGGATCGACGGCGGCGTGGCCTTGATCGATGCGGTCGCGAAGATGACGGCGACGCCCAGGCTCCCGGCCGCCGGCCTCAGCGCGGAATGGATCTAACAGTAATGGCTTATACCGAGGTGATGCGCGTCGTGTCGTCGTCGGGATCGCCGACGCGCTGGCAACGCGTCCGCTCGGCGATCAGTCGCCGGTCCCACTGGCTGGGGCCGTACAACCTGGCCACGATCGCGGCCGGGATCTTCGGCGACGGGACGCCGTCGAGCACCGGCGTCCGCGTCAGCGAAGAGACGGCGCTGACGTACTCGGCGTTCTGGGCGTGCGTGAATGCGATCTCGACGGACGTCGCCTCGTTGCCCCTGATTCACTACAAACGGGCGTCAGGCGGCGGCAAAGAGCGCTATACCGACTCCAAGCTCTACCGACTGCTCCATGACGAGCCCAACTCGGAGATGACGTCGTTCACGATGCGTCAGGTCCTGACGGCGCACGCCCTGACGTGGGGCGGCGGCTACGCGGAGATCGAACGCGGCGGCGACAACAAGGCGATCGGGCTCTGGCCGATCACGCCGGACCGGGTGACACCGGGGCGCGACGCGGGCGGCCAGGTCCAGTACCGCGTGACCAACACGAACCGCCCGCCCTCCTTCATTCCCGCGGCCGACATGCTGCACATTCCGGGGCTCGGGTTCAACGGGCTGCAAGGCTATTCCGTGGTGGCGATGGCGCGCGAAAGTATCGGCCTGGGCCTCGCCACGGAGCGCTTTGGCGGGACGTTCTTCGGGAACGGGGCGACGTTTGGCGGCGTGATCAAATACAAAGGCCCGAAGCCGCCCGAACTCTCCGAGAAGAACGCGAAGGAAGTCCTTGAGGGCAAGCACAAAGGCGTCGATCGCGCGCACCAGATCTTGGCGCTCTATAACGGCGCCGAGTACGAGAGCCGCGGCATCCCCCCCAACGATGCGCAGTTTCTCGAGACGCGCCTCCACCAGGTCGAGGAAATGTGCCGGTGGTTCCGGATGCCGCCGCACAAGATCCAACATCTGCTGCGATCGACCAATAACAATATCGAGCACCAGGGCATCGAGTACTACACGGATACCTTACGGCCGTGGCTGGTCCGCTGGGAGCAGGAGATCAATCGCAAGTTGATTTCTCCGTCCGAGCGACGCATTCAGTTCGCGGAGCATCTGATCGACGGCGTGCTGCGCGGGGATCTGCCGAGTCGCTACGCGGCGTATGCGATCGGTCGACAGTGGGGCTGGCTCTCGGCCGACGACATCTGCGACCGCGAGAACATGAATCCGCTGCCGAACGGGATCGGCAAGGTCTACCTGTTGCCGATGAACATGACGCCGGCGGACCGCATCACCGAACTGATTGACGCGCAGATCAAAGCGAAGGAGACCCCGGCACCTGCACCGGGCACGCCGCCGGCGGGCGCACCCGACCCGAACGCGGTGCAGCAAAACGCCCTGGCGCTGGTCGAGAACATTCGGATCGCGCTCACGGAGGCGGAACAGCGGGCCGAGTTGCTGCTGACGCGTGCGGTCCAGGCTGAAGCGCAGGCGACCGCGACCGGCGAGCTCCAGGTGGAGGCCGAGCAGCTCCGCGCGGCCGCGGCCACCGCCCAGCAGGAAGTCGGGACCCTCCAGGCGCTGCTCATCGAGGCGACGACCCGCGCAGACCAGGCGGGGGCCGCGCTGCTGGCGGCGCAGGCAGATCTTGAGGCTCGCGCGCTCACCCAGGCCGCTGAGCTGGCGGCGAGTCGCCAACGAGACACGGACGCGTCCGCCGACGTGGCCCGACTGACGGCGGAGGTCGCCGAAGCCCAAGGCAGCCTCGTACTCGAAGCGGCGGCTCGCACCGAAGCCGAAGCGGCCGGCGCCGCCGAACACGCGGCCACCCTCCAGCGCATGACGGCGGTGATTGCTTCACATCGCGGCCTGGTCGTGGACGCGATGGGGCGGATGATCCGGCGCGAAACCGAGAAAGCCCGCCGGGCCCAGACGACGCCCGAGAAGCTCCGCGGCTGGATCGAGACGTTCTATCCGGTCCATGCCGACATCTGCCGGGCGGCGTTGTTGCCGGCGATGCGGGTGCACCTGGCGTGGCTACAGTCGGCCGACGATCCGACCGTCGTCACGACGGCCCTGGTCACATCGCACATCGACGACTCGATCCGGCAGCTCCGCGCGGTGCTCGAGAGCGAGCCCGAAGACTACGCGATGACGCTCGAGACGACACTCCGACACTGGGAATTGGACCGCGCCGACGCACTGGCGGACGTGATCCTGAAAGAGGCCATCGACCATGTCCGTCATCAAGGGTGAGCTCGAACGGCGCACGTCCGGCGAGATTCGGCTCGATCCCTCCGGCGATCGCAAACTGCGCGGCTACGCGATCGTCTTTAACAAGAAATCGCTCGACCTCGGCGGGTTCCGCGAAATTATCCTGCCCGAGGCCGTCGATCGGACCCTGCGCGAAGCGCTCGATGTGCGCGCGCTCTTCGATCACGACTCGGGCAAGATCCTCGGGCGGACGCGGGCCGGGACGCTCCGGCTCTGGGCCGACGGGCACGGTCTGGCGGTGGACATCAACCCGCCGAATCCGACTGACCCGCCGAACCTCCTCACCTCGATGGAGCGCGGCGACATCACCGGGATGTCGTTTTCGTTCCGGACCCTGACCGACGACTGGCGCATGGAAGACGGCGAGGTCATCCGGGAAGTGAGCGACATGCGGGTGCACGAGGTGTCGATCGTCTCGTTTCCGGCCTATCCCGATACGGACGTGCAGGTCGCGCAGCGCGCGCTGCAGGGGTTCATGGCGACTCAGAAGGGGAAACATTCGAAAGTGTGGTGGGAACGATGGCACCGGACACAACTCGCGCGCTGAGAACGATTCGACTCCTCATCGACTGGCGGGTCCAAGGCCTGTGGATGAAAGGGTGGATCGTGCACAAAGACGCCCGTGCGGCCGCGGTGCTGGTCGCCGGCGGCTACGCGCAATACGTGCTCGACGGCACCCCGCCGCCGCCGGATCAACTCGAATGGGCGCGCGCGATCGAACGCGGACCGTCCTGACCATGCACGCGGCCGCCTTCGCGTTCATCCAGTCCGTCGCCGCCGATCGCCCGCCAGGCCTGGTCGTGGAGCTGGGCGGCTTCAATATCAACGGGTCGGTGCGATCGCTGTTCACGGAACCCTATCTCAGTGTCGACATCCGCCCGGGGCCCGGCGTCGACGTGGTGGCGTCCGCCGCGCTGTACGTCCCGCCGTCGCCGCCGGCCTGCGTCGTCTGCTGTGAGGTCCTCGAACATACACAGGTCGCTGAAAAGATCTGCCGGAACGCCTATCGGATGCTGCAACCCGGCGGTGTCTTCCTCGTCACGGCCGCCGGCGTCGGGCGTGCGCCGCATTCCGCGATCGACGGACTCCGGCTGCTGGACGGGGAGTACTACGGCAACGTGACGTTCGATCAGCTGACGGCGTGGCTTGATGGCTTCGCGTCGGTCCGGATCATCGTGGACCCGATCGCCTGCGATGTGTACGCGGTGGCCCGGAAGGGCGCGGCCTGATGCGGATCGCGGTCGTGCATCCCGGCGTCGCCTTTGGGACTGGGGACGTCGCCGCGGGGCTGACGTACGGGCTCAAGCAGCTCGGCGTGGAGGTGGGGTTAGCTTGCGTCGACGTCGTCATCGCGGTGACGGCCATCCGCCCGCCGGGATTCGTCGACGCGATCCTCGAGACAGGCGTGCCGGTGACCGCGCTCTTCACCGAATCGCCGTATGAGCAAGCCGCCGAAGTGCAGATGGCCGGACGGGTCGCCGGCTGCTGGACGCATGAACGGACCGCGGTGTCGACCTTTCGTGCCGTGCAACCACACGTGGCCTACCTCCCACATGCGTGGCATCCGCTCGTCCACACCGCGACGCCACAGCCGGGTGATGACCAGCTCCCCGCGCATGACGTCGTGTTCGTCGGCGCCGGCGTCCGCGAACGGATCGCGTTCTTCAACGCGATCGACTGGACCGGGATCGATCTCGGGCTCTACGGCATCTGGGACGGGCTCGGCCTGAAGGACGCGCTCACGCCGTGCATCAAGAGCGAAGGCCCGGTCGCGAACACGACCGCGGCGGCGCTCTATCGACGGGCGCGGATCGGCTTGAACCTGTATCGGCGACTCCCAGTCCTCGGGCCCGATCGACCGACGCTTAGGGATCTCGGCCAAGACGTGCCCGCGAACTGGGTGCAGGCCGAATCACTGAACCCGCGCGCCTATGAACTCGCCGCGTGCGGGTGCTTTCAGCTCAGCGACTCGCGCTCAGAAATTCCAGACGTGTTCGGCTGTCTGGTGCCGACGTTTGGGACGATGGCTGGGAGCGTCGGGGACGAGATCCGGTCGTGGCTGCGCTGGGTGAATCTCCGCGGCGATGCCGATCGCGCGGACCTGCAAGGCATGGTCGCGGGCCATTCCTGGATCGATCGCGCCGGCCAGGTGCTGCGCGATCTGCAGACCTGGGGGCTGACCGCGTGATGGCGACGACCCCTCGGCCCGTCGGTCGCCCGCATGAATTCGATCAGACGGTGTCCGTGCGCCTGACGACCGCGCTCCACGACACGCTCAGCCTGGAAGCGCTGCATCGGGACATGACACTGTCGGATCTGATTCGCGAGCGCCTCGAAGTCGATTTCGTATCTCAAAACTCGGACGCATCCGAGAACCTGCTACCGTAGCGGCAATGAAGTAAGGCGACAGCCTTGAGTCTCGGCGCCCGCGTCAGGCCATCCTGCGCGACGCTGCGACGACAATCGGTCCACTACTCCCCGGTCACCTAGGGCGTGGTCGACACGGCGAATGACACCATTCGCCTGTTGATGACGCCCTTTTGTATTTGATCAGGGCTCTTCCCAGGCGACCACGAGGGAAGAGATGACCATTCAAGAACTGCTGCAGAAAAAGGGCGAACTCGCCGAACAGGCCAAGGCGTTCATCGGCGACGACGGCGTGCGTTCCGAGGACGAGAAGAAGTTCAACGACATCCACGCCGACATCGACAAGATCACCAAGCAAGTCGAGCTGCTGGCCCGTCAGGATGCGGTCGAAAAGAGCCTGACCGAGTCACAGGGCCGCCGCTCCGAGCCGACCCCCCTCGACGACCCGCACCACAACAACGGCCGCCGATCCCCCCTCGGGAAGATCACGGAGCGCGATCGCGGCGAAGCGCTGCGTGCCTGGATGACGGCCGGGGCCCCCGACAGCGAGACCACCCCTGAACAGCGCGACCTCGCGCGTCGGTGTGGCGTCAATGTCGACAGCAAGCGCCTCGTGATCTCGCTCGGCTCCGCGCTGCGGCCGACCCAGCCGGACGCGAACGGCCTGCGGCCGAGCGAGGAGGATCTGCGGCGCTGGAGTACCAAACTCACCGAAGAGCGCGCGGCCCTGACCGGCCTGCAGTCCTCGACGACGACCGGCGGCTATACGACCGCCGATGAAACGATGCGGGCACTCGAAGTCGCGCTCCTGGCCTACGGGGGGATGCGGCAGACCTCCACCGTCCTCCGCACGGCGACGGGCGGGCCCCTGCCGATTCCGACGACGAACGACACGGCCAACAAGGGCGTGATCATCGCGGAGAACATCACCTCGACCGAGCTCGAAATGACCTACGGGCAGCTCGTGCTCGATGCCTGGAAGTACAGCTCGAAGTACATCCTCGCGTCGATGGAGTTCCTGCAGGACACCTCGATCAACGCGAACGAGTTCCTCGGGGAGGCGCTCGGCATCCGCATCGCGCGCATCACCAACGACCACTTCACGACCGGCACCGGCTCGCAGCCGAACGGCATCGTGACGGCCGCCACCTCGAGCGCCATCACAACCGCGTCCCAACAGGTCATCAGCTACGACAACCTGGTGGACGTCGAACACTCGGTCGATCCGGCGTACCGCGTGAACGGCCGGTGGATGATGCACGACTCCGCCTTGAAGGTCATCAAGAAGATCAAGGTGCTGCAGTACTCGGGCGACACGAGCGGCACGCCGCTGTGGGTGCCCGGGCTCGCGGCGGGCAAGCCCGACACGATCCTCGGCTACAGCTACACCATCAACCAGTCGATGGCCCCGACCGGCGCCGGCACCAAGTCGGTGCTGTTCGGCCAGCTCGACAAGTACATCATCCGCGACGTGCGCGATGTGGTCGTGGTCCGGCTCGACGAGCTGTTCGCGCTGCTCGGCCAGGTCGCGTTCCTGGCCCTGTCCCGGCACGACGGCGACTTGCTCGACGCGGGCACGAACCCCGTCAAGTACCTGATTCAAGGCGCATAACCCGTCGGCGGCGGACGCGGTCCGTGGGGGCCCGTCCGCCGCACGCGAGGGCGAGGAGTTCTCTCATGCCATTCGGAGACGATTGCAAGGTGGTGGTCGCGTCCACCACGACGCTCGGCGCGGCGGGGACCTCTGTGATCACGAGTACGGCCGTGGACACGGCGGGCTTCCGCGAATGCACCTTCATCGTGCCGCTCGGCACCATTACCGCGGGCGGCGTCCAATCGCTGAAGGTGCAGCAGTGCGACACGGTGGGCGGCAGCTATGCCGACCTGCTCGGATCGAATCAGGCCATCGCGGACACCGACGACGACGGGCTGCGGTACACCACGATCGTCAATCCCCAAGAGCAATTTCTGAAACTGGTGGTGTCGCGGGCGACCCAGAACGCGACGATTGGCGGCATCATCGCCATTCTCTCCGGGGCGCGCCGGAAGCCGGTGACGCAGCCCGCCGGGGTGTCCGGCGAACAGTTCGTGTTTCCCGCCGAAGGGACGGCGTAACGGGGATGCGCCTCCTCGAAGCGCTCGTCCGCAAGCTCGCGAAAGCCACCACCACCGACGGCCACCCGTCGCTGCACACCGACGGCGACGTCGTGCTCGTCGAGGCGTTCGCCACACTCGGCTGGACGGACCCGTATATCGATCCACGCGTACCGGCCGCTGAGCCAGACGAGGCGCCGGTGTCAGCCGTCCCGCCGGCACCAGCGGCGACGCCGACGCACCCCGCGAAGCCCGCGAAGAAGAAATGAAGATCAAGTTTCTGCAGACGACCCCGTCGGGCACCGAAGGCTTTCCGTTTCAGGCGGGGCAGGTGATCGACGTGGCCGAACCGACCGAGGCGCAGTTGGCCTGGCTCGACGGCGTGCAAGCGGTCGTCGTGAAAGAGGACGACGCCCCAGAAACCGCGACCGTGCGCGATCCGGAACGCGCGGTCAGCCGTGGCCGATCGAAAGCGCGGCCATAGGTGACCGATGGGGCCGGCTGCGAATGGGTCCTGGTTACCGGCCCGACCGCGGAGCCGTTGAGTGTCGCCGAGGCCAAGCTGCAGGCGCGGATTCGGATCGACGACGAGGACGCGCTGATCGATCGCTACATCAAGGCGGCTCGGTCCACCGCGGAAGAGACGCTCGGGCGCGGCTTGTTGACGCAGACCTGGAAACTGACGCTGCCGAGCTTCGCCGAGTCCATCTGGTTGCCCATGGCGGCGCCGCTGCAGTCGGTCACCTCGGTCAAGTACTACGACACGACCGGCACGCTGCTCACGCTCAGCGCGACCGTCTACACGGTGGATCTGGTGAGTCGGCCGGGACGCCTTGTGCGCGCGCCGCTGCAAAGCTGGCCGTCGCTGCAGAGTGATCGGCTGACAGGCAAGGTCGAGATCACCTACGTCGTCGGCTGGACGGACAAGGCGTTGATCCCTGAGCGCATCGTGCAGGGCATGCGGCTCTATCTCGGGTATCTCGACAGCGACCGGGAAGGCCTCGACGAACTCGGCGAGCTCGCGCGGACGGCCGCGGACGCCTGCTGGACCGATCGGGTGTGTTGGAAGCCGCCGGCATGCGCCGCCTGATCAGCGCGGGGACGTTGCGGCACCGGGTGACGCTCGAGACCCCGGGCGCGCCGATCCCGGACCCGACCGGCGGCGGCGATTTTACGCAGGTGTGGACGGTCCTCGGCAGCCGACTGCCGGCCTCCGTGGCGCCGGCGACGGCCCGATCGCTCGAGCAGCTCCGGGTGAACACGGTCACCTCGATGGCCACGCACCTGGTGACGGTGCGGTATCTGGCCGGCGTGACGACGCAGACGCGGGCGACGTTTCACGACGGCGATGTCGATCGCGTGATGTCGGTGACCGGGACGCATGACCCAGAGGAACGACACGTCGTGCTGATTCTCGAATGTGTGGAGCAGGTGCTGTGACGAGTGGCGTGACGTGGACCGGGATGGAAGAACTGAAAGAGGCGCTGTCCCGTCTGCCGCAGGAGCTCGCGGGCGAGTCCACCGGCATTGTCGAGGGCGCGGCAAACGGCGCGGCCGTCGCGGTCAAGCAGGTGTACGGCCAGCACCGGGTGAGCGGGCGGCTGCAGGACGGCGTGTACGTGAGCCAGTTTCTGAAGGGGAAGTTCTTCCACGGCTTTCTCGTCAAGAGCAGTTCGCCGATCGCGTGGCTCTTCGATCACGGGTCGCAGACGCGGCAGTACGTCACCGAGAGCGGCGCCATCCATAAGACCGGCGCCATGTGGGAGAAGCGGCCGCCGACGCACATCTTCGTGAAGACGATGATCCGCTTCCGGCGCGGGATGTACGAGGAGCTCAAGGGCGTGCTCGTGCGCGCGGGCCTGCTGGTGAGTGGCGATGCCTAGCGACAGCAGCGCGATCGACAA